TTCGACGAATATCTGACATCTTGTAGCCAAGATTATTGACTTCTTGAATTCGCAGATCATTTTTAGTAAATGTGTATGGATTTAGATAAATGTAATGTAGTGGTAAATGCTCACCTGGAATAACCGGCGCATCAGGTATTAACTTAGATCTGCCAATGTGGTGAATTAATTGACCTTCTCTTGTAAGAGAGATTGCATCAATTCTAGGATTCCAGTATTTTGCTGTTCCAACAGTAATTGTATCACCATTTCTTGGAAGAGGCTCTACTCTTGAAATACCACCCGAGAAAGTTTCATCACTTGGATTTTTTACAGGTCTCATATCAATTACATCAGCTAAGCGATATGTTCTGCCTGTGGTACTTGTAAACCTTGGAACGTCTTCATACTCAACATCTGGATAAGACGCCTTACCGCCAAAATATCCTGTTCCGCTACCTGGATTCGAATGTTGGAAGTATCTATAGTATACAGTAATGGTTCCTGATGGCGCAGATGCACCAGATTTCAACGTACCTTTACCGGGACCATAGTAATTATCTCTTTGTCCGTTGTCAAGACTAAACTTTCGAATAATATCTTCGCCTGTTGCGTCGTCAATAATTCTATCAAACAAATAGATATCTGCCTTTGAGAGAGTAAAGACTCCACCTGTCAAAGATACTTGTTCTGATTCCCAAGTTGTAGTTGATGGTTTCAATGATTTAGTTTTAAGAGTAGCAGTAACGTTCTCGTATCCTAAAACAGAAACCGCAGTCAATGCTGGAAGTCCAGAAATATCGGCAGATGTTGAACCACTACCACCAGAAGAAATCGTAACTTCTGTATATAGATTCCCATTGGTATTATCAGAAACGATCCATTGTTCTACGTCTGCAAATGTATTACTTGAACCAGTACTAATTTGTGCTACACCACCGGCTGATGTTGTATCAGTATAAATTTTACCGACAGCCATAGTAACTGAAGAGATTTCTTGCACTGTTTGTGCAGGCAAAGTAAATAAAAGATTATTTTCTGATCTATCGAAGAGATCGTATTTACCTGTAACAGTTGTAAGGTTGGCGTAGTTATCACTATCAATACCAATACTACGAACGTTTGCAAAGCTTCCAGTTACATCTACATCAAAAACATGGATTCTATAATTATTATTGTATTCATCAATATGGCGAATTCTAGCAGAACCAACACGATTGCCACCAAGATTTTCTCCAGAGAAAACATCAATTGAATCTAGTGTTGCAATATTTGAAATCAAACCATAGGCACTATCGCATAAGAAATAGTTACCATATCTAGCAGATAAGAACTCATTTGTTCTTGTAGTAACATCTGTTGTTAAAGATCTTGGCTTTTCTATTGTAAGTGAACGACCAAAGTCTGCATCAATTTTAATCCCACCAATAAATGCTGTGCCGCTAGATACTCTTGCAACTAGTGTATCTCCATCGGCTCCAGCTGAATCATCAGTAATATCTAATACAAATGCTCCACGATCGTTTCTTTCAACAAAGTCGCCATTTACGGCTCTTAATCTATCATGAATAATTGTACCAAGTCTCGAAAGAATCTTATCTTTTGTTCTTGTAAGAGTAACAATACCATTTACAACTTTATAAACTTCAAAGAAAGTTTCACCAGGAAGAACATCAGTGCTCTTTGCTAGTTGTAAAGTAATTCTTAAACGATCAGCACCAGGTGATGTAAGGTTTGGTGTAGCGCCAGCGTTATCATATAGAGCAACATTATCGGCGGTTGTTACAATTTCTTCTTTTACAATGAAACCAATATTTACTGTTGGTGTACCACTATATTTTTCGATCACTAAGCTTTGAGCATCAACCTGAATAACGTGTCCAGCCGCATATGTATCAAACTGTGGAACTTCTACTAGAGATCCTCTGGCTACAGCATCAGATGTGGATTTAACTTCTAAATTACCAAGAGATTCTGTAACAAGAGTGGCGCCTGGAGCAAATAATTTTGGTTGTGATGTATTCGTTCCAGGGATTGATCCGCCTGATTGGCCTGTTGTCATTTTAACAAGAATCGTGTCAGGATCTCCACCAGCTGCTGGAATAACTGCTTTGACGATACCGGTAAGATCATTGTCAGTAACAGTAGTATTTTTTAGAGCAGCATAACCAGTAGGTAATGATTCTAGTTTATATGATGTAAACGCAAAAGAATTTGGACCAGATGCAAGACTAGTGTTGTTATTAAAGATGGCACCTTCATTTACAATAAACTTTGCAATTCTATTCAATTCAGCCTGAATGATAGTTTGCATTTGTGTAAGCTCTCTGGCTTGTAGAGCTCTACCGTTATTAAACAAGACACGATGATAGTGGTCACTATCTCTGTAATCATCTCTATAATCACTTAAGAATGTAGTGTTTGTTAATTGAGTTACCATCTTATATCCTTAAAGTTTAACAACTATCTTAATATCTTCAGTACCATCTGCATCTCTTGAATTAGCTGTTGCATCATTATTCAAGAATAGAACATCACCGCTGAATATATCTATATCAGGATCTGTGATGGATTTAATTGTGAAGTTACCAGACTTACCTTCGATTGTGCATGTTTCAGAAACTGTGAAATCAGTAAATCCAGTTTCCGTATCTTGGTGGAACCAAATAGTAGATGAATCATCAAAGTAATCAATCCAGCCAATAGCATCGCTATCAGTACCAATTACCTGAATATCGTTTTCCCAAGATAGATCAGTAATAGCATCGCCAACAAAGGTGATTTTCTTTAATGCTGTACCTGCAGTTTCTGTAAATAGATTTCCATTAGCGCTATCTTTAATGTTTCTTAATAGTGCAGTTTGTCTATAATCATTATCTACTGGCCATTTACCATCAACAGTACCTTCTGGTTTAATTACAAACATCATTGCTGTCGATCTTAAATCGATCCGAGCATCGGCACCTAGACCTGCCTTTGGGCCAAAGATTGGAACAATCTCTGCGCCAGCCCCTTCATCAGATACTTTTACATTTGCTTTATTGTAGCCTGTACCTAAATAAGAATTTAGTGTAGGATAACCAGTTGTTCCAACACCAGCGCTATCACCAACGTTTGCAGCCACAATTGCTCCACCAGGACCAATAATAGGGTGAGCTTCAGCGCCGGATCCATCTCCAACAATTGTTAAAGTTGTAGACGAGTTATATCCTGATCCGCCATTTAATACTTGATAGCCAACAATTTGGCCGGCAATTGCCGCGTTCTGGATAGAATATTGCGGAAAGTCTGGAGAAGTTGAAGCAGCTGAGTCTACAAACTTAACTGGCATAAATCTAGAAGTCACAAAGTTATTCGTATCAGCAACAGAAATTGTATATAGGAATTTCCAAACATATCCATCAGATTCTACTGGTAAAGTTGTATCAGTATGATCCGGTTGATATTGAGAAGTTACTGCAGATCCAGTTGTTTCATTTCTACCTTGACGGATACAAACATAAACATTATTGTCTGTTGTTTTGATGTAATAGCTCTGATCTGGCTGAGATACAGCGTTATCATTGTATGCTGAATATATTGTGCCAGATGTCCATTCTTCAATCGGAACTACATATGAAAATGCTTCAACAGCTTTTACAGCTTGCATATTATATCTAAAATAACGTTGAGTTCTTTCAGCGTCTGTAGGTGTAGGTGCTACGTCCGTATTGGCTTCAGGATCCCACTGTTGAGATCTACCAATTGCTATATAATAATAGTTATCAGAATCACCAAGACGTGTTCCTTGGTTTTCATTAAATATTTTGTCCGTAAAAATATCTTTTATTGGATCTAATATGATTGCTGTCATTTTATTTTCCTATTAAACTGTACCAAAGAAAGGAGCACCATTTGCGCTATCAACTGCATAACCATAGCCTCCAGTCACATTCCATCCAGTTGTTCCATCCCATACAAGAGTTGCTGTATCATTTGCATCAAAGTAAATACCAGTTGAACCCTGAGCAAAAGTTGTCATAGATAGTAGAACTTGACCTGATCCGCCTCTTCTCAGAACATTTACTTGTTCACCTTGTGTTGTTCCATCAGGCATAATTACTGTACCAGTTGCAGCTCCAGTTAAAACTATTGTACCAGCAGAAGTTGAAGCTGTTGAGCCATTGGCCGCGGTAGCAGAACTGTAAGCCGGCTTAGATAGTTGGACAGAACCAGATCCTTTTGCATTAATGTTCAAATTAATATTTGTATCTGAACTACCAAGAGTTGAAATAACTGGATTACTTCCTGATGCTACACTTTGAACTCTAATTCTATTTCGAGTACTACCTGTTGCAGTAAATGAAATTACAGGTTCACCTAAAGAGTCAGCTAGCCATTCTTGAATATTTGGTCTTTTGATACTTGGTGTTGTTAAGGTTTTATTTGTAAGTGTTGCGGTCTGATCATTAAAGACTAATGTATCGCTATCAGCAAGCGCTGGAATTCTAATAATTGTATCACTAGCAATATGAGCAGGGATAATGGTGAATATTGCATCTTCATCTAAATCACGCAATCTCAAGTCATGAACTAATGGATGATTGATGTCTGCGCTATCAATTGTTTTATTTGTAAGAGTTTGAGTTGCAGTATCAACAACTACTTCTCCAGACGAATCTGGAAAATCAATATTGATTTCACTATTACCTTCAATGGCACCTATCTTAGTGCGATAGACTGTCCCAACAATATCAAGACCACTATCAGTAAGAATACTAGTGTTTGGAGAACCACCACCTAGAATATTATATAGCTCAGTAAAATTGGCATTAATTTTAGTACCAGCTGTACGAAGCGTATCACCGGTTCCATCATTTGCTACTGTGCCAGTATTAATAGTTTGTTTTGCCATTTTAAAACCTTAGTTTAATTTAAAGTATTTATACATGCTCAAATGGATAATGCGCGGAATCTGCTGTATTTGCAGAATCAAATAACGTGTCATAACGACCCAAGTCGAATGTTTCTCTAAAGATAATAGATCCATTTGAATCTTGTGATAGATCTGGGGCGGTGCTGTCGTGGTCGAATGTGTATGAATTTGGAGATAGTAGATCGCCAATTGATTGTAGTCCAACTGCACTATCAGCCAGTGAAATATCAGATAGATATTCCATTGTTTGATCAGCTGTTTGACGAACAATGCCGTCATCTCTTTCCATTGAACGCCAGTTCAATAGAGTAATATCTTGATCCGCGCCAAACGTTGTAGCTGCTTCATATTCTTTCACTGTTGTTGAAGTAATTGGATCACCAACTTCATCTTGAATACTTGTCAATGTATTTGTATTCACATATTCTAATAATAACTGAGATCCTAGATAGACTCCAGCCGGATGAACAAACAATTTATATGTATCAATCCAGTCTTTCACTGGTATTCCAACTCTCACCAGAATTGACATCACTTGATATAGTTTATCATCTGTTAAGAATTTATTTGATTCTGCACCTAGTTCTGATGCTTCTTCTTTAATTTGTCCACCTGCGGCATTATCACTATCTAATTCATAATTAATAACAGGTCCAACTCTAAAAATATTTTCTTTTGGATAAATGACTTGAGGGTCAACACCAAAGAATCCTCTAAAGAATTGTTGCACAGAATATTTTGTGCCTTTAGATCTATAAAGCAAATTACTAAATTTAACAGCTTCTCTTTTATTTAAGAAGCCACCAAAATAAGCTTGACCTAAAAGTAATTCATCTTCTAAAAAAGGAAGAAGTTCTTCCGGAACTTGAGTTGCATCTCTATTTAAATATAGATCTCTAATTTTTTCTGCAAAATTCTCGTTCTTATCTAAATATTCATAATAAGCTTCTAAGAGCTGAATAACATTTGGAAAGTCTTCACCAAAATATTCTGGCAAAACCTTTTCAACCTCAGATCGATTGAGATTTAAAAGCGTACGGTCATTATCTCTTAAAGTTTTATCTG